TAGTGTTACACAAACAGTTGTTGGTTTAAACGCTGATATTGTTTACACTGCTGGTAGTACAACCACTGGTAGATCTAATGTGGATCTTAGTGGCACTATGGCTACAGGTACGGCTCAGTGTAGAATTATTGGATTTTCCAATGACCCAGAGAATAACGCTCTAGGTACTGGAAGTCTTTCTACATATGTCAACATGATTGTTAAAATTAACGAGCACTTCTATGCTCAAACTACAGGAGTTTAGTAATGGCGATTAATCGATCACAACTAGCAAAAGAGCTAGAACCAGGTCTAAATGCCTTATTTGGAATGGAGTACGACCGCTACGAAAACGAACATGCTGAAATCTTTGAAACTGAGTCTTCGGACAGAGCTTTTGAAGAAGAAACATTAATCGTTGGTTTCGGTAATGCTAAAGTAAAAGGTGAAGGAAACGCTGTTGAATTTGATTCAGCTTCCGAAGGCTTTACTTCTAGGTATTCACACGAAACTATAGCGTTAGCTTTCGCTCTTACTGAAGAAGCAATAGAAGACAATCTTTATGACAGGCTTGGTGCTAGATACACCAAGGCGTTAGCGAGATCTATGGCTCATACTAAGCAAGTAAAAGCAGCTGCTGTTTTGAACAATGCTTTCTCATCCAGTTTTACTGGTGGAGATGGTGTTGCTCTAGTAAGTACAGCTCACCCTTTAGCTGGTGGCGGTACTTTAAGCAACAGGCCTAGCACTTACTCTGACTTAAATGAGACTTCATTAGAAGATGCGTTGATTTCTGTATCAACTTTTACTGATGATAAAAGCATGATTCTTGCCCTACAAGGTAAGAAACTAATCATTCCACCACAATTACAATTTGTGGCAGATAGATTGCTTAACACACCAGGTAGAGTTAGTACGTCTGACAACGACATCAATGCTATTAAGAATATGGGCATGGTTCCAGAAGGTTATTCAGTTAACCATTTCTTAACAGATAATGATGCGTGGTTCTTATTAACAGATTGTCCTGATGGATTTAAACACTTCGAGAGATCTCCTCTTTCAACTTCTATGGAAGGTGACTTTGATACTGGCAACGTCAGATTCAAAGCAAGAGAAAGATACTCCTTTGGGTTCTCAAATCCAAGAGCAGTGTTTGCATCTCAAGGAGCGTAAGTTCCAGAGATCACGTCTCGAAAGAAAGGGGAGCTTTATGCTCCCTTTTTTTTATTTTATTTTTAACCATATCTGTTATACAATCAAAAAGACTAGGATAACTAATTTGTTTTATCGACTGACCTAGCAGACAAGCCAAGACGATGAAACTCATTTCCGAAGGAGGAAATTATGGCAAATTCAACATTTAGTGGACCGGTTAGGTCTGAAAATGGTTTTAAGACCATTGATGTTAATTCAACAACAGGTGCAGTTACTGATGGTTTAGTAATAAACAAAGATGGTAACATTTATACTAATGATGGTGGGCATATTCAATATGCTGCTGCAACAGGATATGGACCAGCTGACTTAATAGTAGGTAAAGGCGGAAGCCAATATGGAACAGTTAATCCTTATGCTGAAAGTTCAACACAACTTTTTCCATTAGGTTCTACTCTTGTTTATGGTAACAATGTTTATCGTTACGTTGAAATAGGTGGAACTGCGGTTACAGCAGGTAAACTTCTACAACATGCAGCAGTGGTTTCTGATCATACTAATATGACAGCAACTGCAGCAGTAGCAGCTGGTGAAACAGCTATTTCTGTTGAAACAAATGGAACTGACTTAACATTAAACCAATACGCAGATGGTTACTTATGGGTAAATGATGTGAATGGCGAAGGTCAAATGCTTAGAGTTAAATCTAACCCAGCACACGATCACTCAGCTGACCCTTCTGTGGTTATTACTTGTTATGACGCACTTGCAACTGCTTTAACTACAAGTTCACAGTTATCATTAATTGAAAATCCAAATACAAACCTTATAGTTGCACCAGCAACAGAAACAGGTGCATTAATGGGTGCTACAGTTATTGACATGACTGCTGACTACTATGGTTGGGCAGTTATCAAAGGACCAGCAGCTTTATTAACTGTAGGGACTTTGGTTGTAGGTAACGCAGCAGTTCGTTCTGGTGGAACAGCTGGTGGTGTTGCTCCTGCAACAGATAACGTACTACAAGAAGTAGGTGATGTTATGGCTGTTTCAGCTAACACTGAGTATTCATTAATTAATATGAACTTAGGTTAATAAGGGAGTAAATTATGACAGGTCGAATGACAGGCTCAGATGTCCAGGGTAAGTTTCTTACTGCTGACACTCAAGCTTTAGATGCTGATGGAATATCAGCTGCGGCTTCTGTTGGAAATAACGCAGCACTTGTAATAGGTGGTGCGTTAGCTTCTGGTGGTGCTGTTGCACTTGATTCTGGGAGAATAGTTACTATTTTATCAGCCGGAGATGACTCCGGTATTTCTTTCACAGTTACAGGAACAGATGTTAATGGTGATGCTCAAACAGAATCTATAACAGGTGCTAACGCAGGTACTGCTACTGGAAGTAAATACTTTAAAACAATATCTGGCATATCAGCAGTTGGTAATCCAGCAGGTAATGTTTCAGCAGGAATTAATAATTCTGCTGCAGACGTTGTTTTTGCAGGAAGGGCTAGACTACAAGGTTTAAATTTAGTTTGTTCTGGAACTGCTGGAAATATTGATTTTTTAACAACATCTCCAACAGGGACCAGTTTATTTAAGTTTGGATCTGTAGCTTCTGCTACAGCAACTAGAGATATAACTATTCCTGATAATGGATTGCTTTTTACTAGCGGTATTTATATTCAATACACGCAAAGCACCTTTGGTACTATGACAACATTTTATGCGTAATGCCTCGTCAGAAAGCTATAAGGCGAACAACTAAGGGCAAAAGAGCTAATTACCGCCCCACAAAGAGTGGGGCTGGTATGACTAAAAGAGGTGTTGCTGCGCATCGTAGAGCTAATCCAGGCTCTAAACTTAAAACAGCAGTGACTGGTAAGGTTAAGAAAGGAAGCAAAGCTGCTAAAAGGCGTAAATCTTATTGCGCAAGATCAGCAGGACAACTTAAAAGAAGTTCTGCAAAAACTAGAAATAACCCTAATTCAAGAATAAGACAAGCTCGTAGAAGATGGAAGTGTTAAATGACTAAAGCAAAAAGTGGTGGAAAAATATGTCCAAAAGGAAAAGCTTGGGCAAAACGTACTTTTGATACATATCCTTCTGCATATGCAAATATGGCAGCATCAAAGTATTGTAAAGATCCTAACTATGCAAAAAAGTCTAAAGCAAAGAAAATGAAAAAAGGTGGCCTTGTTGTTGGAGGTGGAAGACAAGCTAGGCAAGATAGACAAAGACTTAGATAATGGGACAACTAAAACAATGGCGTGAACAAGATTGGGTTAGGATAGGAACAGATGGTTCTATCAAGGGACCATGTGGTACTAGCAAAGATAAAAAGAATCCAGATCGTTGTTTACCAAGATCTAAAGCACAAAGTCTATCTAAAAAAGAACGTTCCACTACAGCAAAAAAAAAGAAAGCAGCTGGAAGAAAAGGTAAGACTGTTGTTGCTAACACGAAGAAAGCAAAAGTTAAATTAAAAAAAGGTGGAGAGGTAAGAAGAATTGCTAGAGGATGTGGTAGAGTTATGTCTAATAGAAGGAAAAGAACTAAATTTTCTTAGGAGTAAACATGTATAAAAAAACAAAAGGCTACAGTAGTGGCGGAAAAATGAAATCTAAAGGCATGCGATATGGCGGAATGATGAAGTCAAAAGGCATGAAAAAAGGTGGCATGATGAAGTCTAAAGGATACAAGAAGGGTGGAATGATGAAATCCAAAGGATATAAGAAAGGCGGAATGATGAAATCTAAAGGTTATAAAAAAGGAGGAGTAGTAAAATAGAGTGGCTTATTTGCAAAGTAATATCCCACATTTTAAATGTTGGGTTAGGAGAGAGTACACGCACAACCACGAAAAATACCAAGGAGAATTTTTACACGCAATGGCAGTTGGTGTTACAACAATGCCATGTCGTTGTCTAAGTTTTCAATTGATATTTACTGGTATAGAGGCTGAAGGAGAACCAGAAGACACCATACATGGTGGAGCAATGTGGGCAAGAATGCCTATAACTGCTTTAGTAGGAGATACTCCTTTTGAAGAATGGCCTGAACCAATGGCAGTACATGATGCTCAACCTTGGGATTGTTCATCCCATCACCATGCAGTTTATGTTATAGACAGGGCTACACCTTGCCCTTGGATGGCAAAGATTGATGGTAAATTTTATCCAGCTAAATATATGTTTACAGTAGATTACGCAGAAAATGAAATAGCTGATGATCCAGCTCAACACAAACAAAGTCATGTATTAGAACTTTTAGATGCTGGAGAATGGACAGGTAATATAGTGGCTTTACCAAACAATAGAGTAAGAGTTACACATCCAGCTTGGTTTGAAACAGGAACAGGCGCACCTGATTTTAAACCATCTGCGCATATACATTATTCAAAGTCTGATTTAGACTACACGTTGGATCT